TTGAGCTTTGTTGGTGGATGGACTCACTCAAGTAATGGTGCGCTGCCTAATGGAACTAATGCTTATGCGGATACTAATGTAAATCCATCAACAAATTTATCTTTAAATAGCCATTCATTTGGTATTTATTCAAGAACTAACAATACAACTGGTACACAAGTTTACGGAGTGTTTCAAACTGGAGTAACAAATTTTATTCAAAATAATTTATCAAATGGTAATATTGTTTCAGGAGCTCTTACAAATGTTATTAACTATACTGCTAATCCTAGCACATCTTTAATAATGGGTACAAGGACTTCAAATACTTTGGTAAAAGCATTTAGAGCAGGTGTATTGTTAGGTAGTAATACTGTATCAATTGTATCATTACCTAATTTTAACATTTATTTGGGTGCAAGAAATGGTACTGGTACTGCTGAATTTTGGACTAATCACCAACTTGCATTTGCATTCTTAGGTGCAGGTTTATCAGATGCAGAAGCAGCAACATTATATACAGATGTGCAAGCGTTTCAAACAACATTAGGCAGACAAGTATGATAGTACATTTACTTACAGAACAAGAGGCGCAAAGCCTGATAGGGGTTGAGTTCATCCCCGATAATTACTTTAATCCAATTCAAGATGCGGATGGCAACTGGATAATATCAATCGAGGAGGTGCAGCAGTGCTCGATTGATTGGGTTAAATTACTACCTTTGATAACTTATAAACCAATAATATGGCAGGAATTAAAATAACAGACTTAGAAGCTCTCTCAGTAGCAGAGGCAACCGACTACCTTTGCATCGTTGATGTAAGCGACACCTCGCAATCGCCCGCAGGAACAACCAAGAAGATTGAGGTTGGGAACATAGGACTTAGCGGAACGTGGACTCCAACATTGGATGGGGCAGGTGGAGCTTGCTCAAATCCAACATTAATAAAAGCACAATATTCAAGAATTGGCAATATTGTAACTTGCTCAATTTATGGAACTGTTGATTTAGATTTTACAAGTATTAATAGTGGCTATTTTAATTTTGATTATCCTTTTGCGCCAACTACAAATAACTCAATAGGTGCTTGCGGAATAAGAAGCGCAAATGGTCAAGTTACTACATTTATAAGAAATAACAACATCAACTTTGAATCTGATAGTAGTTCTACATTTTCGGGTGCAACTTTTACCGCCATCTTTCAGTATGAAATTGACTAACAAGGGGCTAAGTTTAATTAAGCAATTTGAAGGCTTGAAGCTCAGTGCTTACCTTTGCAGCGCAGGAGTGCCAACGATAGGCTATGGAAGCACCTATTACGCGAATAATGTCAAGGTTAAGATGGGCGATAAAATCACGCAGGAAGATGCTGAGAAACTTCTACAACATACAGTTCGCAGCTTTGAGCAGAATGTTACGGCACTACTCAACGGAGTGCAAGTCAACTCAAATCAGTTTGATGCGTTGGTTAGTTTTGCTTTTAATCTTGGCACTGCTGCATTGGCTAAATCAACTTTATTAAAGAAGGTAAAAGCAAATCCAAACGACACTGCAATAGCTGCGGAGTTTGGCAAATGGGTGAATGCAGGCGGTAAGAAAAGCAATGGGCTTATTACTCGCAGAAGGCTTGAAGCAGAACTTTATTTTACTCATAGCGTATAAAAACTATGAGGCGAAAAGTCAGCAAGTTTAGGCAAGCGGTAGATATAATAGTAAAACACTGGCGGTCAACAATAGGCTCGCTCATTGTGCTTACCAGTGTGTTTCTGCTTATCTTTAAGCAGATAACAGTTGAGACTCTTGCCGCTATCGTTGCTGCTATGATTGCAATGGGTTATGTTCCAAAAGCTACAACCAATGATTGAGAAGGATACCATAGTAACATTAAGTAAGTCCTGCCTTGTTGGCAAGGGCTGCATCCGACATACGCATTATCAAGTAATAAATCGCAGCGAGCCGATTCATAATATTGCTATCTTTGCACGAAAGGAAGATTACATAATTCCTGATATTTTTATATTTATGGAAAAAAAATACTCTGGAGATTCAATCACACCAACAAGCTCACCATTTTTAATCCATCCTGCGCCATATCATCGCATTGAGATTAAGCCAAAGACAGTGGTAAATTGTGACCACAACATTGATGCGCCAGTTATGGGGATGCTGTTTAGTTTCACGATCCTACTTACCGCTTATTGGCTTTACAACTCGCTTGCTTCTTGGGGGAAACTTTATTCTGATTTGCGCAGATGTCTCTCCTATTCATCTTAGAGAATAACTTAGATTTGTTTTATGTGGTCACCGATATGGAGGGCAACATAATAACTAACAACACGCTATTCAAGAGTTATGTTAGTCACATTCAACCTAAGAAGATTACCGACATTGTTACTATTGAGACAGACAGAGAGGACCTAATTGCGGCGATAAAAAAATCCATTAAGCAATCCCCTGAGCCTTCAAGAGTTTATGCTCGCACAAAACATAAGAACTTATCCGAGCGTTATAATGTTTGGAACTGCTTTGCAATTGGTGACCGCATTACTTTTTTAGGAGTTCAACTCGTAGATGTTACAAGTATCACTGCGCACGAATATGAAAGGCAGAGAGCATTGCTTGAGGAGTTTCGCTTTATCTTATCGCACGAATTAAGGCAGCCATTCGTTAACATTAAACCACTTACCAAAATGCTAAGAGATACCAATGTTGATGATGAGAAGATTGCCCTGCTCGAGATGGTCGATGCTTGCGTAGATAAGCTCGATGAGGCAATGAAGCAACTAATTAATAAAGCAGCTCGCGAGATATGACAATTGAGGAGAAGCTATCGCTGCACGTTGTTGAGAAATTTATGCCCGTTTGCGTGGCATTAAATATCTTAGAGGCGGAAGTTAAAAATAAGCGAGTCTTGGCGCAAAGCAAAAAGAAACTTTTTAAACTTATAAAAGATGGATTTCAACAAGCCACTACTGGCAATCTCCCTTATACTGCTGCTGCTCTTAATTAGGCAGTGCTCCCAAGATTGCACCCACGAATTTACCTCAACGCGATTCGAGGATAGCACAGTCATTGCAACTCAGAAAAAAGTGATTGCCGAGTTTGACTCTAAGGAGGCGATGCAGGCAAGGCAGATTGCGCAGCTCGAGCTTGACTTGCAAAATCCAGTTGAGGTAGTTAAGTTCAAAACTCGCACAGTAGTTAAGACCGAGTTTAAGGTTGGCGATACAGTGATAATCGATAGAACTCCGCATCTTCGCTTACCACTTAAGTTCTACAAGGCGGATAAGTACTGGGTGATTGGCGGTGAGCTAACCAACAGAGGCAATCTGCGAATTGATTCACTCGTTATGAATGCCGATTTTACCTATGCCGTTGGTGACACCATTCGCAAAGGGCTATTCAAGCGTAAGGATAAAGTGATCCGTATGCGCATCGACAATCCTAATGTGCAGATTACTGGAATGCAGAACATCTACATCAAGCAAGATAAGAAGTGGTATCAAACAACCGCATTTAAGTTAGGAGTTGGAGCTTTAATCGGCTTCGGAGCTGCTAAGGCGGCAAAATAAATCAAATTTTATTGCACTGATTTTCAGCTACTTGCATTGCGAGGATAAAATTATTTTGCATTTATTTTGATAAGCTATTGCATAATTAAAAAATAGCTGTACATTTGCCCTATAATTATTCACTCAAACATTTACTCACTCACTTAATCACTATGACAACAGCAAAATTAAATCAGTTATTTTTAAATTCAATTACTCCTGAAATGAATTTAATCGTTTTATCAAACATTGCAAATCATTATGGAATATCTAATGAAGATGCTAAAAACGAAATTTTAGATGAGGAAGCAGAATCTATAATGGATTACATTACTGGCTCTACTCGCTCAGCTATTAGCGTAATTTACCAAAGATTTCTAATTTCAATTAAATAATCACTAAACTAAATCAGGGCGGCTCACTACCGCCCACTATACTCAAACCCTATGAAAACATATTTCAAATCACACGACAACACACAATTTTGGCAGTACGACCACCTTCAAAACTTACTTCTTTGCATTGTCGATGATGGCTGCAAGCAGGGCATCTTTCAAAGATGCGACCTTGATGCCGTTACTGTTGCAAGGCAGTTCAGCAAAGAGGAGATACAAGATGTGCCTTACTGCAATCGCTTGTACTTCTCAAGTTCAAAAGCTGAGTTTCATCACAAGTACAAAAAAGTTTTTCAAGAGGCAATGATAGCCTTCGATTCAATTGTAATTTCAAATCAATCTATATAACTATGGCTTTAACAGCACCAGTAGGGAATAACACCTCCCGAGCGATAGCACCTGAAGGTGCATATCCTGCAAGATGTTACCAAATTGTTGACTTAGGAACAACAATGCAAACGGGTCAATTTCCTGGCAAGAAACGCAAAGTGCAATTTATCTTCGAGCTGCCAACAGAGCTGCACGAATTTGAAAAAGGCGAAGGGCTAAAACCGTTCTACGCTCGCAGCATCTACAACTTGTCTATGAATAGCAAGTCAGTGCTCCGCAGAGACATCGAGTCTTGGGCAGGCAAGAAGATGGCTGATGACTTCGCTTCTACATTCGACATCTTCACCTTACTTGGTAAGGCTTGTATGCTCAACATTACGCACGTTACTAAGGGAGATGCAGTTTATGCGAACATCATTGGAATATCGCCGCTGCCGAAAGGCTTGGCTTGTCCTCCTGCATTTAATGAGCCATTAGTTTATAACACTGAGGATCACGATGAGGTGGCATTCTTAAAACTGCCTGAGTTCATCCGCGATAAAATCAAGATTTCAGATGAGTACATCAAGCGCATTAGTCAGCCATTTACTCCGAATGTTGGAGCACCAGTTGAGACCGCTTGGCTTGGCGAAGATGATAATGAAGCACCATTCTAATAAACATTCTAAAATAAAAAGGGAGCGCAAAGTGCGCTCCCCTCTTAACCTAATCAAAACTAATTTAACCCTCTTAAACAGTTATGGAGACAAATATAGATAATCTAAATCAATTCCACAATGCGATTAATTCAGCCGAAGTGCTTAAGTCGCAGCAGATGATGAAGGCAGTGCCTGCTCGCATCGAAGACAAGTTCAGCTATGATGTTAGCGCAGAAGCAATCAAGGCTGCAAACGATGCAATCAAGCATATTGAGACGCACCGCAAGACTATCACCTTGCCGCTTGATGCTTACAAGAAGCAGCTAATGGACATCGAGAAAGCAGCAACGCAGCCGCTAAGAGATTTCATTGAAAATCGTAAACTTCTTATGGTAGTATATCACAACGAGCTCGCAGTTGTCAAAGCCGAAGCAGATGCAAAGATTGCCGCCGAAGCTAAGGCAGCACTGGCGAATAGTGGCGCAGGTACTGTTGCCGATATTATGGCGCACTTCACTGATGCAATGACCGCAACAACATTAGACAACGACCATACGAAAAACATCCGCATAAGCAAGAAGGCGGAGATAATTGGAGATGTTGACTGGCGAACGCTACTGATGACAATAATGCAAGCTGAGTTGTTCGATATTTCCGAACTACTGCGCAAGCTACCAAAAGCAATGGAGCTTACTGGCACTGAGAACATCAAAGGAATTAAAATTGTAGAAGTTAAAACCCAAGTAATCCGATGACCTACCTATCCAACATAGTTGATGAGTTCAATCAGTTCACTGAGTACCTCAACAAGATTATGCCTGCCGAAAACAAAACAAAGCCGCTTAAGGACAAACTTAAGTATGCAGTAGTGCAAGCCTACTCAAACGGCTACCACGATGGGCAACAAGCAATGGCGGACAGACTACCTAAGCCAACTGATACTGGAGGTGATTCAGGCGGAGAGCAATACTATGACACGCTGTAATTGGACTGAGCAAGAAGTAGCGGTGCTGGTAGAACACTATCCGCACCGCTCAACCAAAGAAGTTGCAGAGCTGTTAAATAAAACAGTAAAGCAATGTTATTGCAAAGCGAATCTGCTCAAGTTACATAAAACATCTGACTACCTTGCAACAGCATCAAGCGGAAGACTTAAGACTGGCAACCACGCTACATTTTTTCCAAAAGGCAATATCCCCTGGAACAAAGGAATGAAAGGTTTAAGGATAGGAGGCGAACAAACGCAATTTAAAAAAGGCACAATACCTCCCAACCACAGACCAGTTGGATCGACTCGAATTGATGAGGAAGGTTATACCTCAATTAAGATTGCAGAGCCTCGCAAGTGGGTGCTGTTACATCGACATCTTTACGAGCTTGAATATGGCAAGATAAATCGCAATGAAGTGATTGTTTTTCGAGATAAAAATAGAAGCAATTTTGATATAAATAATCTTGAGAAAATAAGTATGAGCGAAAATATGGAACGCAACAGAATAACGAAATATCCAATTGAAATACAAGAAACAATTAAAGCACTAAACAAATTATGGCACGCAATAAAATAGAAGATTTAAGAGACCATCTATTCGAAATTATCGAGATGGTAAAAGAGGGCGATATGGAGCTCGAAAAAGCTAAAGCAATCGCGGATATCGCTCAGGTTATAATCAACTCGGCAAAGGTTGAGGTTGACTTTATTAAGGTAGTACACGGCAACGGCAGCGGATTTATTCCAGTTGACAAAAGACAACTTACAGTATGAGTCGCGACGACTACAATTCAATCGATGCAATCAACGCATCATCGATTAAGAGACATTACACTGGCAGCATTCAATTTGCTGTCGGTGCTCTTGAGAGGGGCGCAGAGTTTCACAGAAACCTTCTTGAGACTTTGCCAAGTGAGATGCCGCCGCAAGCTCGCAAGATTTACAACCACATCGCAAAGCATCCAATGCTCAGCGTAATATTCGAGAGGTCTGCAAAAGAGATAACCTTCATTAAAGACATCGAGATTGATGGCGAGCTTATCGCAGCAAAAGGCATCTTAGATATGCACTGCCCTGAGTTCCAAATTAACGCAGACATCAAGACAACTTCCTGCACTAACCTACGAGCATTCGCTGCCGATATGGTTAAGCATTATAATCATATCCAAGCAGTTTGGTATTCTTACCTCACTGGCTTTCCTGCAACAAACTTCTACTATATAGGAGTGCCAAACAAGTTCAAAGGTGAGCTTTTTATTTACAGACATACCCAAGCCGAAATCGATGCCGCAGAACAACTCATCAGAGACTTCTTGGTCCTGCGAAGGATTTGAGAATTACTCATTTAACAACGTGCTGCACTACTTCCTGCATCGCAAATTCAGATACATAGAGATTCATCAGAGACATCTTAGGATGTTTTACAACAACGTAGAGAATATGACAGTATTTGTCACCCTCGCAGAAGATGTGCGATATGTTGAGCACTGTTGGTCTGCAAAAGGCAGGATCGAATACCAGTTTAACCCACTTATAACCGACATTTATTCCGTAGAAAAATGACACTAACTCCAGTAGAATGGCTCATCCAAGAGCTAAAGAAAAACGGCAAAGCAGTTGAGCACTACGACCTGCTTCAGCAAGCCAAGAGAATAGAAAAGCAGCACATAATAGACAACTGCAACGAGTGCGCAACCGATATCTTTCGGGGGCAAATCGCCATCGGAAAGTCCGTTGGTGAACAGTTTTACAATAAAAAATATAACAAATGAAATACAAGCAAACAGCAGTAGAATGGCTAATTGAGCAGTATGATAATGGAATCAATACTGTACAAGTTGACATAGTTGCCAAAGAAATGGAAAGGCAGCAAATTATTGAGGCTTATGATGAAGGTGAAGCTGAGTGGACTGCAATTCCATATAAAAATGGAAATGATTACTACTATGAAAACTTTGGATTATGATACTCCGCCCCTACCAAGAACGCTTTATCAATAACATCAGCGACAAGCTGCGTACTCATCGCAAGGTGGTTGCGCAGCTCGCAACTGGAGGAGGTAAGACTGTGTGCTTTTCTGCAATATGTGACCGCTTCTGCGCTAAGTCAACTCAAGACATACTTATACTCGTTCACAGAGAAGAACTGCTCACACAAGCGGCGAAAGCCATCAATCTTCCAGTGCAGAAAGTAGTGGCAGGAATGCGCACAATACCTCCTGCAAGAGTTTATGTTGCAATGGTAGAGTCAGCTTACAAGAGGCTGCACCAATTCACCAACATTGGAATGGTAATAGTAGACGAGTGCCACATAGGCAATTTCACAAAGGTAATTGACCACTTCAAGGACCAGTACATCATTGGCTTTACTGCCACTCCACTGGCAGCGAAAAAGACTAACCCACTGCGCAACTACTTTTCTGACATCGTTTGCGGCATAGATATTCCTGAGCTTATCGATGCAGGCTTCCTTTGCCCTGAGCAAACCTACTCGGCACAGAAGATAGTAGAACGTGCAAAGTTAAAGATGACCGCAGGCGATTTCGACCAAGCGCAGATGGGCGCAATGTTTAAAGAGCCTAAGTACATCGACTCTACTATTAACGCATATAAGCAGCATTCACTTGGTCGCAAAACAATTATATTCAATTGCAATGTAGAACATTCAGAGGCAGTCAACTTAGCCTTCCAAGCTCAAGGCTTCAACTCGCGCCATCTCGATGCTACCTCAGCAGACCGCGAGGAGATCCTGCAATGGTTTGCCAATACTCCCGATGCCATCCTAAACAACATCGGCATTGCTACAACTGGCTTCGACCAACCCGACATTGAGACAGTAATAGTAAACAAAGCAACTGCTTCAATGCCGCTTTGGCTTCAGATGTGCGGCAGGGGTGCAAGACCGCATCCAGTGAAGCTCACATTTACAATCATCGACTTAGGAGGAAACTGCTTAACGCACGGCTCTTGGGCATCACCTCGTAATTGGGATAGCATATTTCACAATCCTAAAAAGCCAGGAGCAGGAGTTGCGCCAGTGAAGGAGTGCCCGAAGTGCCAAGCACTACTTCACACCTCGAAGATGCTCTGCACTTGCGGCTATGAGTTCCCAAAAAAGATTGTACTTGATGCAGGCATCGAAGATTTTATTCTTATGACCGAAAGCGTTGACATTAAGAAGCTCATTGCAATGAACTCAAATCACAAAGAATACCGCTCGCTTTTTGTTTCCGTTGAGCACGTTGCTTTTATGGCGAAAAAGAACATTAAAAAAATAAATTCAGACAACTACTTGCACATTGAGAAAAAGAATCACGAAATTGCGAGGCTCTGGTGTCGCGAAAAAAAGAAGAACTTTAACCGCTTCCATCGCGAGTTAGTAGATAACAAACTTAAACAAACCCTTAAACAATTATATAATGCAGATTTCCTACTACAAGAGCATCAAGGATGACCAAGATGTTGATATCGAAATAAACTCCTTCCTCGAAGGCATCCGCACTGGCAGATGGCAAGACATAGTGCTCGACATTAGAGCTGCTCCCAACAAAGAGATACGCGACTTAAAGAAGAAGACAGCTCCACTGGTAACAATCAGCGGCTCATTCTCAGCTCGCAAAGATGATGCGCTCCGCAATCACTCAGGCTTTATCGCCATCGACATTGACCACGTTGAAAATATCGAGGAAACGCGAAAGCTCCTGAGTAATGACCCCTATACTTATGCTTGCTTTATCTCAATTAGCGGCAATGGTTTATGTGTTATCTACCGCATTGATGGTAGCCGACACCTCGATGCCTTCAACAGCATTGCATCTTACCTTTACAATTCTTATCAGCTAATCGTTGACCAGTCTTGTAAGAATGTTGCTCGTGCTCGCTTTGTCTCTTACGATCCTTTTATATTCGTTAACACTAAAGCTCCAGTATTTAAAAAGTACCTCGCCAAGCAAAAGGAAATCAAAGCGCAGAAGGTAGTAGTTGTAAAAAATGACTTCGACTCAATGATTGCGCAGATGGACCGCAAGCAGCTTAACCTATGCGAAGATTACTCCGATTGGATTTCAATAGCCTATGCGCTTGTATCGGAGTTCGGCGAGCTTGGGCGCGACCACTTCCACACGCTATCATCGCACTCCTCCAAGTATAACTCAGATGATTGCGATAGGCAATACACCGCTTGCCTTAAGAATCACAGTGAAAGCAAAGGCAAGAAGTCAACTATTGCAACTATTTACTTCCACGCAAAGCAGAACGGCATCGATGCTTATTCCAATCAGACCAAAGAGATAATGCGAGCAGCAACTTCGCAGCGTGCCGCAGGAGTTGGCTCAGAGGAAATCGTTAAAAATCTCGAAAAGTTTGGAGGCATTACCCAAGAGCAAAGTGCTGAGATAGTGCAGCAGATAGTAAGCAAAGACATCAAGTATAAGTCGGAGAATGTAAGTGCTGATATAACAGTATTTGTCAAGACATTCCCACTACGCAAGAACACAATCACCAGGAACGTGGAACTTAACAACAAGCCTATCGATGATAGCGACATCAACTCCATCTTCTTAGACTCAAAAGCATTATTCAAAGAGTCAACTAAAGACCTAATCACCGCGATACTATTCTCCAACCGCATCGATACCTACAACCCACTGCACGAGTTCTTTGAGCAGGACCTTCACGTTGGCGATGACTGCCCAAACGTGGCACTACTTCTTAACAGCATTAACTCCGACACCCCCAACGCTGATAAGTTCATAACCAAGTGGCTAATATCCGTTGTTGCCTCCGCTTATGGCATT